GCTGTGTAAGTATTTGATGACGGTATGGAGGTAGTTAAACTCACCTCAACTAAAAAGGGCGCAATAAAATCTCAATTTGGTCTAACTGGTCTTTTTTATCAGCAGGAATTTCCATTGATGCAGCCATTAAAGCTGATGGTTGAGATTCTGCTAAGATCATTTTTGGTTCTACTAATACTTTAGATTTCAAACCATCGTCTTTAGATTGTTTTTCTGTTGGATGCCATACAATAGCATACTGGAATAATGTTGATTTTTTCATGTTTATTTGTTTTTTAATTGTTTATTTTCAGTTGAGGTATTATAAATATTTTCTAAATATTTTTTTATAATTACTAATTTTTTACGAATACCAATTCGATCAGCACTTCCTAATTTAATTAAAAATTCATTTAGTTCATCTAGTTGAGTTTTCATTTTAATAATTTTTTTACTTCTTTTTCATCAATACCCTTAGCAACTAAAATATTTTCTAACCATAATTTATCAGTTAATGAAATATATTCTTCTGCTTCAGTAGCTGAACATTCGAAATATTCTGCTACATATTTTGAAACTTCAGGTGATGCTTTTTTATTGGTTGATTTAATAAAAGGTGAATAAGTATTTTTTGATTTAGGAATCATCCAACAATACACTTCATATATTCTTTTATTGTCCTTAATGTTTAGTCCTTGAACATAATTAACAATTTCAATATATTGAGGATTCATTGATAAAAATTTATTAATCATATACCCACTAAATAATTTTTGTTGTTCAAGATTAAATGTATCCCAAGACGGTTTAGTATCAATGATTGCTTTTATGAAATCAAAGATACTAAATTGTTTTGGTTTAGATTGTTTTGTTGTATTCTTCATACTCTTCTCTTAATTCTTTAGGAAGCAATTCAATTAATATTTTTCCTGTTTTAGTATCAATAAATACTGGAATTGGGATAACTGCATCTTCACTTGTGCCTGTTAAAAATTTACTAATTTTTCTTAATACAGTTGCTTCTTGAAAAATTTGGTTTCCTTCTTCAGATTTGATTGGAGTGGATTGTTTGATATCCACATTCATTTTTAATTGTTCTGGGTTCATATATTTTGTTTTTATGTTTTGAGTTTTCTAGATAAATTAAAACTTCCATCTGGTTTTCTATCACTAACCATATAGTTAGGATTTACCCCTAATTTAGAAGCGAAATAATGATAAATATTTGTTTTTTGTCCTCCTTTTCCCATATCTTGTTTTTGGAAAGTATCTTCTCCATCTATTTTTACAGCATTAGGTTTATATTCCTCTAAAAACTGAGTTAGAGCTTTAGCTATAGTTCCTACTAAAGATGTATAGTCTTTTAAAGAATAAATAATGTTATTATCTTTACCACTTTGCCCATTTATAGTGAAATCTAATAAATAACAATTGTTTTTAGATTTATAAAAATATATTTTAATTTTATTATTTTTAGGATCTAAAAAATCATCAACATATACTTCATCTATATTTTCTTTAAAATTAAAATCTGCTTTAAATGGAGGAGAATCAAAAATTTCATTTAAGTTAGGATCTTGTTCTAAAATTTCTTTAATAATTCTTTTAATTCTTTTTTTATATACTCCTAATGTAATACCCATTTTTATTTTATTGTTTCTAAAATTTTAGCTATACAAGCCATTATATTTATCTCTTTATCAAGTCGAAATGTTGCATGGTACATGTACTCTTCTAAGTAACAAATAACTATACCTTCATTTCCATTAGCATACTCATTTAATTTCTCATATAAAAATTTATATAAGTCTTCAAAATCATCCATTTCTGAGTTTGCTATGATTTGTCTGATAGTATTAAATGATTTATTTGAGGGTTTTTTTAATTCATCTAGTATTTTATCTTGATAATCATTGTCCCAAGATAATGTATCTAGCTCTATAAAACCATTTATAGTATATTTTTGGCAGTTGTTAATGATTTTTCTAAAGTCAGGATAGAATTTGTTTACAATAACAACTAGATCCTCTGCTTCATATTCAATTTCTTCTTTATCTAGAATACGACTAACATATTGTGCTACTACTTTTTTAGTAGGGGGTTGTAAATCAAATTCTTGTAATCTACTTCTAAGTGGTTCTATTAAGCGTTCTGGGTAGTTACCTGTTAATATAAAACGAGTAGTTAAACTATACGTTTCAATCATATTTAGTAAAACAACTTGGGATGCTTGAAGTATATGAGTTGATTCATCTAATATTACTATTTTAAGTGGTTTAAATGAACCAGCAGCAGCAAATGCTCCTATTTTTTCTCGTATAACATCTATACCCCTTTCATCAGCAGCATTTACATACAAATAATCGCAATCAATATTTTTAACTAATATTTTAGCAATTGTTGTTTTACCGGCACCTGGTTTTCCAAAGAATCCTAGGTGTGGGATATTTTGATTTTTGATGAATTCTTCAAATTTAGATTTGTATTCATCTTTACAAATGTATCCTTCTAGAGTGTCAGGTCTATACTTCTCGTTCAGAATAAAGTGGATTTTCTTTCCCATTATTTATTATATTTGTTTCTATTTCCTATAATATCAATATAACCTAAAGATTTTGCTATCTCACTGGTTTTAAAGAGAGGTTGTAAATTTGTGTAATTAAAGCATTTCTCTTGTTCTTCTAATTTAGTTAAATCAAATTTGGAACAAGCTTCTTTATGATCTAACTCCCAAATACTACCCCAATTACTCCAATTCATTTCAGGTAAAAATAAAGATTCAATATAATGTTTGAATTCATCTAATGAACAATTTAATAATTTCAAAATAGAATTTGTTTTATATGTTTTATTACGTTTTAATAATTCTCTAAATCTATTTCTAAGAGAAAGTTTGATTTTGTAATTTAAATCATTTTTCCATCTTTCTTTATTTTTATTATTACGTTTTTCTATATTTTCAGGAATTAAAGATTGTTTTTTATTATAAATTTGAACATGTTTTTTATTGTCTTCCATCCATTTTTTCATATATTCTTTCTTTTTTAAAGAATCACTAGAAGGCCAATTATTAATTTTTTCTTTATTATTTGTTTTATAATCTTTATTATATTTTCTTCTTTTTTCTTGATTAGCATGATATGATTTTAAATCAATTTCATTTTTACAAGGTCTACAATAAGCATTATAGTTACTAAATCTTTCATTAGTTTGGCATTTTGAACATTTTTTCATAGGTCGATATATTTATTATATATATCGACCAACTATAAAATAGTAACTTATTTATATAATAACACTTAATGATGGTTGAACAATTATCCTCATCGGATATGTCCAACCTATTTTAGAATTTCCATCAGTAATTATTCCTACTATATCTCCATATTTTCTAGTTTCATCAATTTCTTTAACAGTAATTTTTTTAAAATCTTTACTATGTCCGTATGAATGGACTCTAATTCCTCTAACACCGATGGTAATTTCAGAACCTAAATAATCTTTTACCATAACTTTTATTTTTTCTTTTTAAAAACATTATACATACTTATAAATGTAAAAAAAGATAATATTACTAAATATGTAATTACTAATGCTTTCATAACTTTTATTTTTATTAAATATACAATTCCTAATTTAGGAAGCCAAATCTAATAATCACCATATATATTAAATTTTTTAGGTGGTGGAGGAGGTGCTGGGGCTACCTCTTCAGTAGTAATCATATATAACTCTCCTTTCAAAGGAGCTAACCTAAATTCACATCTATTTTGTGTTTTTTGAAAGTATGCTTCTAATGTTTCTGTTAGTGAATTATGAATAATTTCGGGTTCATCCACTAAAGCAAAACGATCCCCTGGAGGGACACGTTTTGCTATTAATATATTTTTTTCTACTTGTTCCATATTACATCATACCAGCCATTCCAGCCATTGCATCATTATTATCTTTATCATTTTTAACTTCTATAATGGTTGCTTCAGTTAATAATACAGTACCTGCAACTGATGCTGCGTTTTCAATAGCATTTCTAGTTACTTTAGATGGATCAATAATACCTGCCTCTTTCATATTGGTATATGTTTCAGATTTAATGTTGTAACCTTTCCAATTATCATCACCACCTAATCCATTGATTAAACCATAACAATCACCTTCTGTATATCCAGCGTTTGTTAAAATTTTCATAAATGGAGCAGCACATGCTTTATAAACAATTTGTTTACCAATATAGATATCTGAGTCTAGTTCTATTCTTGTTTGCGTGATTGCTTCTCTAGCATATAACAAAGCTGCTCCTCCACCTGGTACAATTCCTTCTTCAATTGCTGCTTTTGTGGCATGTAAAGCATCATCAACACGATCTTTAGTTTCTTTGATTTCTATTTCACTATTTCCACCTACATGAATAATAGCTACACCTCCAACAAATTTTGCTAAACGCTCTTGTAATTTTTCTTTTTCAAAGGGTGTTACAGACTTATCAATTTGTGCTTGTAATTCTTCAATTCTAGATTCAATTTTATCATTATCACCCTTTCCATCAACAATAGTAGTTTGCTCTTTAGTTATAGTAACTAAACGAGAGTTCCCAAACCAATCCCAAGAAAATTTATCTAATTTCATTCCTTTCTCAGAACTAAATACTGTTCCACCAGTCATAATAGCCATATCTTCTAATAATAATTTTCTACGATCACCAAAATCAGGAGCTTTAACTGCTGCTACTTTCAATGTCCCTCTCATTTTATTTACTATAAGTGTAGATAAAGCCTCACCATCAATGTCTTCAGCAACTATTAATAATGATTTTCCTGCTGCACCAACACCTTCTAAAATTGGTAATAAGTCTTTTACTTGGTTAAATTTTTTATCTGCTATTAAAATTAATGGTTCTTCTAAAGTACAAGACATATCAGCATTATTTGTAACAAAATAGTGTGATTTATATCCTCTATCAAATTGCATACCTTCTACTGTTTCAAGGTATGTTTCTCCAGTTTTAGATTCTTCAATTGTAACTACTCCTTCACGTCCTACTTTTCCCATTGCTGTAGCAATTAACTTTCCAATTTCTGGGTCGTTATTTGCTGATATAGTAGCAATTTGTTCTAATTGAGTTTCAGAAGAGATGTCTTGGGAGATTTCTTTGCGTAGACAATTTACTACTTCTTTTACTGCTTGATCAATACCACGTTTAATTTCTATAGCATTTGCTCCTTTATCTATGTATTTTAATCCATCATTAACAATAGATTGAGCTAATAATGTAGATGTAGTTGTTCCATCACCTGCATTAGTAGCGGTTTTGATAGATGCTTGTTTAATCATTTCAACACCTAAATTTTCAATAGGATCTTCTAAATTAGAAATTTGTTTTGCAACTGTAACTCCGTCTTTGGTTGATCTAACCTCACCATATTCAGTATATACAACGTTTCTACCATTTGGTCCTAGAGTAGATGTTACTGCATCTGCTACTTTATTAATACCGTTAACTAGTTTTTTACGGGCATCAGTCCCGAATTCTACTTTTTTATTCATAACTTAATTTTAATCGTTAATAATTGCTAATACTTGATTCTCAACACATGACCAATATTCTTGACCATCTAATTCTACTTTTGATGGACCTACTGCAGGTAAAATAACTTGTTGGCCTTCTTTAAGGGTAGTTTTTACAAATTCTCCTGTGGCACAGTGATACCCAGGACCAACAGATACAATAATACCACGTAAGCCCTTTTCTTTTCCTAAATCTGGAACAACAATTGAACCATAAGTTGTTTCTTCCTCTTCTTGAGGTTTAACGATAATGCTATTAAATACAGCTTGTAATTTTGACATAGACTTTTATTTTTTATAACTTGTTTTACTTATATAAATATATTAATTTTCAGTTGTTTCATCAAGCTTTAATTCTTCTTCCTCAACTATTTGAGCTTCAGGAATTTTTTCAACAAAATAATACATTCCATTTCTTTTCAATACTGTGTCTGCGTTTATATATTCTTTATATTCTTGCACAAATACTTCTTTAATTGAAGTTTCTTTAATAACACGTTTTATGGAGTATAATTCTCCATTCCAATCTATAACTTGTTTTGATATTGTAAACATTATATTTCTTTTTGAACTATATAATAAGTTGATTTAACATTTGTTGTTTCAAATTCTAATTTCATTAACCCACCTAGATTAATATACATTTTAGCTTTTTCAGCATCTTTATTTACTAATAAGATTTCTTTAAGTAAATCAGAACTAAAACCTAGTGTAAAATCATGTGGTATATTATTTTTAATAAAGTTAGATAAATAATAAGAAACTTTATTTGAATATTCTAAATCACCACCAAATATTAATTCTAATTGAAATTCACCTTCCATGTCAGTGGTGGGTTTTAATACTACTATTTTACTATCATCTAATGCTGATTTTGCTTTGATTAAAGCTAATATCATTTCTTTATCAAGTGAGGTTTCTAAATTATATTCATTAGGACCAGCATAATCTCCTGTTTTAGGAATAGTTAATGTATCTGCTAATGTATAGTTAGCTGTAAATTGATTATCTGAAATGATTAATTTAGTAAATACTTTATTATTTTTGATGTAATTTAGCATTACATCTCCTCCTGTAATTCCTATTAGTTTTAATAGTTGGGAGGTATTACTAATCCCTATAGTTGAGTCTTCTAAAGTAAAATTGGTGTGAGTAACTTCACCAATCATTTCTTTGGTCGGTGAAGTATACTTTACACTTAATTTTTTACCTTTAATTTCCCATTTAACTGCTTCTACTAATCCGTTTAGATAGTATTTGTTGATTGTATTTTGTAATTCTATTTTTGATATCATAGCTTTTATTTAAATATAAATATTTTTTTAGTTAAAAACAAAGAATTTATTAACATTTGAATTTAATGGTGGAAATTCCCATTTTAAATCATCATATAGTGATTTTAATTTATTTGCTAATAATGAGTTAAATATTTCATCCACATCAATATATGTTTTAACAAATTCTTCTATTTCAGGAGGTACTTGAGCATTAGGTAAACCAATTGTTTCTAAATTGTAAGGATTTTTCTTTAAATTAATAATGAATAATTTATCACCTTCTATAATTGATTCATATTTTTTGTCTAATTTTTTAAATCTAAGTAAGTCATTGTAACGCACAGCTGCTTTTGTATTTGATGGTGCTTTTAATCTAAACGAACTAAACATATCTCCTGCTCTAGCAGGTATATGATATGCGGCTATTTGTTTTACTCCAGTAGGTTTACCTAATAATCTAGGATCTAGTGTTTTTAATGTTTTATAAAATTCAATAATATCATTATCTATTTCAGATTTAGGTTTACCAAACAAAATATTTTTAATAAAATCCTCTCCAAATTTCTTAAATAATTTATTCATGTTGGACTTCATTAGTTCAAGCCCCTTCATATCTAATTCTTCTACAGCAACACCTTCTTTATTAGTAACATACATTGCATATCTTCTTTTACCTGTAGTTAATACTCCAGCACATATTACTTCTTGTTTCAATTGGAAGTAGTGGGTGTTTGGTTCGATATTAAATAAACGTTTACTTAAATCATTTAAGTTGTAGTTGGCTTCATGTTGAATTTTATTGGCTATCTTTAATATTAATTTATCTTTTTCTTCTTTAGATATTTCTCCTAAATTTAAATGTTCTATAATACTTCTTACAACTATATATTCACTATCTGTATCTGCAATAATTATATGCTGTTTATTCATTTTAATAAGTGGATTTTTAATATATTAGATGTGTTTTTAATTTCTGTATAAGGTATTCTTAATATATTTAGGTTGTTTTGTTTACAATATTCATCTTTAATATAATCAAGATATTTCAGTTTATCAAATTGAACTTTTCCTCCAAATCTTTTACATGGTTTAAAATGTTGTTCTCCATCAAATTCAATACATATATTTTTAGAAGGAATATAAAAGTCAAACATTAAAGTATACCCCGTATCAGGATTTATACATCCGTCAAATTTTTTCTGGGGGGTAAAGTTTATTTTGTTCTCTATTAACCATTGTCTAATTTTTAATTCTCCTTTACTTTTTTTACAAATAGGACATCCTTGTCCTTGAATGTGGTTTGCTATGGTTTGTTTAAAAATTCCATGTTTCAAACATTCTATTTCCATTACTTTTAAATACCCAACATATGTTTCCCATTTGTATTTATAATCTTCAAAATGTATTTTTCTAGCTTGTTGTTCTAGATATTGTGGAGATTTAATGTGTTTTTTTGAAGATATTTTTCTTCCACATTTATAACATCCTTGCTTTTGAAAAATATGATGATGTGGGGTTTGTTCAAATATACCATGCTCAGGACATTCTATTTTTAATTTAGTATTTTGATTTATAAAAATAGCATTTGAATAGTCATATTTATTCATATGGATTTCTTTAGCTTCATTAATAAAATCATGTATATCCCATTTTTTTCCTTTACATTTTGGACATCCAGACTTTTTAGTAGAATGATTATCTAAAGTAACTTCCCATACTCCATGTTTTTTACATATGATTTTAATTTTATTCATTACTCCTTTAGTAAAATCAGTTAATGAATAATCATATATATTTCTATGAATTTCATTTAAATATTCAATCCATTCGTCTTTAGTTCGTTTTTTAACCATATGTTCCGTTTTATCATAAATATTTAGGAATCTAGATATCTCAATAATTCTTCAGAAGACATTTTTAAATATTTTTCATTAATTAAATTATTAGTAAAATCTATAGTTTCTTTAGTTAATCTTTGTCCTGAATTAGTAATGGCCGCACTACAAATTAAATATCCATCAGTATATCTCCACCCGTTGATGGCATAAGTACCATACATACTGTTTTGAAGAATTTTAAAAGAATGCTGAAATAAATCATACATCTTATATTTGTTCCAATCTTCTTCTTTACCTGCTTTTTTCTTTAAACCTCTATAGTGCTCTCGTTTATCAAACCATCCTGCTAAAATAGTCGATACAACACTTTTCTCATCAGTCCTAAACATAGCACCGGATGCGGAAATAGTATAATTATTTTTTTCTATAAGTTTAATTAAATCTCCTATTTTGATTTGGGCTGATTTGAGAGTATAGTTTTCTTTATTTAATCTTTCAACAATGATTTTTTCATCAGGATCTCTTAATTTAAGTTTTTCTAATGAATGATTTTGTTCATAAGTTGGATTATCTTCTACCCTAATTCTACCAACTAATGTTTCAATACCCAAATTAAGTGATTTAATAATTGAAGGATACAGTGAAGTAAAATCTAAATCTATTACATCAAAATATAACCCAGGAATTGGTTCTAATAAATATCCTCCAGCATATGAAGCTTTATTATCTTTTAATGAAGGATTATGAGTGGTTGGTTTGTTTGGTGAAATAATACCTTCACGTCTAAGATACTTTAAAATAGCACCTTCATTCATTACAGTATTATAATAAATACTCTCATAAGGTATATTGCAAATATGAGAAATCATTACTGTTAATTCAATGAATTTAAGTTTTTCTTCTAGTTTTTCAATAATTTCAACGTCACGTAAGTTATATTCTATAAATGTATTTAAATCATTTTTAAATAATGTATTTAAATTACCTTCATATTCTATTTTCCCTAAATTAACATATTTGGTTCCTATATCTCCTAATTTATATGATGGTTCTTCCTTCATAATATATTTTTTATGAAGTAACATATAATCTAAATGATTAATTCCTCCTATAGTAATTTGTGTTTCACCAGCAAACTCCCTCACATTAATTTTTTTAATTGGGGATAAACGCAATACTTGTTCCCCACCAATTACTTGTTTTAATCTATAATAGATGTAAGGTATATCAAAATAAGCACTATTCCATCCTACTACAATTGTTGGGTCTAATTCTTCCCATTTATCTAAGAATTTTTTAATTAATTCTTTTTCTGAGTGGCAAGGAATAATGTGTTTGTTTTCTTGGTTATATTCTTCTATTTCTTTACTTTTATCTACAATAAAACATATTTTTGTTTTTGTAGTCATATCTATCAATGCAATAGAAGTGATAGGCATAGGAGCAGATTTAATATATTCTGGTGTTAATGCTCCTCCCATTTCAATCTCAATATCCAAATGAACAATATTATGAAATGAAGGTACTACATCATCATATTTATAGTATAATTCCCTTAATACAACTAATTCTTTACTAATATCTTTTTCTAATAAATTAGAATCTTCTTTATTATATTTTTTGGTTGGTAAAGCCCATCCCCCTGTTAAGATAGGTTGAGCACCTTCTTCCCATTCACTTATTCGTTTCCAATAAGTAGGTTGATATTGAAATTCAGACCATCCAATTTTATCATCACGAAGATGATAAGTATAAGTTTGATAGTCATAGTAAATGGACTGGTACATTATTGGAAGAATTGTTTAAGATTTGGTTTAAAGTAATTAATAGATTTAAGTACTTTTTTATCTCTAGTTCTATATACTATAAAAAAATCTCCTTGTTTTTCATAGTGAGTATCTTCTCCAATACGATTAGCTTCACTTTTACAAGTAGCAATTGCTTCTTCTTCTGTTTTACAAGCTTTTGACATATTAGATGCTTGAATTTCTCTATAAATAGATTTAAATTTATCTTTCATTCCATGAAGCATAATTCCATTACAAAGAACATACATAATATCTCCTAAAGCATCTGCTACACCTACTAAATCTTTAGCTTCACAAGCTTCTTTATATTCATTTAATTCTTCTAAAATAAAATTATAAACAAATTCCCATTGCCACTTTTCTTCTGGAATATTAGGGGTGTAATTATTAGGTTTTCCCATTGTTTTATTAAATTCTTCTACTTCAGAAATAAAAGATATAT